CCGCCGCCGAAAACCCCGCCGCCGCCACCGCCCCGACAATGATGGTTGCCGCTCCCGGCATCTATCCGACCCTCCAGGCCCGGGTCACCATTGACAGGGGCACCCGCCGGATTCCGGTGTGCCCCTCGCCTTCCAGCAACACCACCCGCCGGCCGGTCAGGTCGACGACCCCGAGGCCGGCCCCGCCGGCCCCCTCGACCAACACCACGGCGCCCCGTTGGGCCAGTCCGGGCGCCACCTCGACCCCCAGGGCATCGAGGACGGAATCCCCCAGGCCGGCATGGCCGAACCGCCGCAGGATTCGCGTGGCCCCTTTTTCGTCGTCATAGCCCCCCCGGTATTTTTCCATCGGGTCGGGGCCGTCGGTCATGGCCACCACGCACCCGGCCGCGAACGTGCAACAATCGTGGCGGCCCCAGGCGAACGGCCGGGCGGCGGCGGCCTTGATCGCCGCTTCCAGCCGGGGCACCCAGTCCCGTTTTCGTCGTACCCGACTCATCCCCCGGTGATCTCCTTTTCTTGCAGGTCGGCCACGTAATCACAAAACGTGTCGTCCGAATCGATCAGCTTTTGGTCCTCGGATGTCCACCGCCATTCCTTGGCCCGTTGCCCGGTAATGATTTCGTTTTCACAGTCTAGGGTCACCGTGGCCGTTTCGCCGTCGTCCTCGTCGGTCATGACGTCCATGAATCCCCGGAATATCTCTTTCGGGTCGGCCACCACGGCCCCGGCCGAGTCCAGCATGCCGACCCACATATAGGCCGGGCGGCCCTGGTAATCCTCGCCGTCGACTAGGTCGAGGATGGCCGACGGGACCCCGGTTAAAACGAATTGCAGGCCCACCGCCCTTATGTCGGTGGTTTCGGTTACCCGCGACACCTTCAACAGCGTACCCGACCCCGTCCAGGTTTCCCCGTCCCACGTCAAATCCCCGGCCCCGTTCCACAACCGCAGACTCCCGGAATCAAATTCGAAATGCGCCAGAAGAATCGGCCGTTTCAGTGTGGCCGTGACTTCCGTCACCATTCCGGCGGTCAGGGTCCTCGACATCGGCTAAATCTCACTTATCGCCCGGAACGTGATTCCGTATTTACTGGCCAGCTCTTCGTCCCACGGCATAAGGTTATCGGCCAGCCGCCACAGGCCGACGGCGTTGGCCACCACCACCGTGGCGTTGTCCGCCGGCGAATTGGCCAGGGTGACGTCCGGCCACAGGGTCAGGGTCACGTTGCCGGACCCGTCCGAATCGGCGTCCACCAGGTTGGTATACAACCGCGCCGTGGCCCCGGTTCCCAATTGGATCATGTCCATCTTTTTCAGGTAGCCGGTCGCCGAGGCCGGCGCCCCGTCGATGTCCAAATCTTGCCCGGTTTGCGAGGCCCCCTTGACCAGGGGTGTACCCGGCGCCGAGGACGCCGACCCCCGGGCCGAGGCCGCCATGGGGTCACCCATGGTAAACGTCCCCTCTTGGCCGTTGAGGGACATGATAAAGGCTTGCCATTCGGCGAATTCGGCCCGGGTCAGGGGGGGCAAGGTCACGTTTGCTTCCCACCACTGGCCCGGATGCACCTGGACATCCGCCTCTTTGGTGAACGGGGACCGGGTCACCCCGACCACCGCCCCCGGCGTTATGGTGACCCGCCGCAATCCGGTGGTGGTCGGCAGGGTCAACGGATAACTGATAGCCACATCACACCCCCGAGGCCCCGAATAGCCAATCGTCCCGGGTCCGTTCGTTCACCACGGCCGCTACGGCCCTTTGCTCGATGGACCCGTGCAATTTCATGATCATGTTTTCCAGCCGGGCCAACCCGACCCGGTCCGCCCCCCGGGCGTCGAGGACTCCGATATGCACCCCGCCGCCGCCGGCCGCCTGTTGCTGCGCCCGGGTCCTCACAATGACTTCCTCGCCGGGTGTCGCCCGGAACCCGACCACCTGGGAATCCGTCCCGCCGGACCCGCTGACCGTGAACGACCCGCCACGGGCGAACCTGGACCCCTTCAACCCGCCATACCCCTGGAACTCCGGGAAGACTCCCGCGCTGGTCCCCGGCGTCCCGCCGGCCCCGACCGATTCGGCCAGGGTGTCCTCGAGGGTCGGCAGGCCGAGGTTGAACAGACTGTTTTTGATGGGGTTCAAAACGGCCAGCATCATGAACGTTCGGTATAAGTCCTGCGCCACGGCCAGGGCCACGTTGCGCAGGCCTTCCATGCCCTCGCTCGCCCGTAGGGTGGCATCGAGGACACCCTGGCCGAACCGGTCGAATATATCGGCCTGCAATTCGGTGGCCATTTTGACCCGGTCCATTTCGTCCCGCAGGATTTGACCTTGTCGGGCCGCCGCATACCACGCTTCCCCGGCCTGGGTGGTCACGTCGACCCCCTCGGCCATGGCCATGTTTTCGATTTCGATTATCTCCGTCATGGCCTGCACCGCCGCCGTCCCGTGCTGGTGGGACACCATCAAACGGACAAGTTGGTTGTTTTGCCGCGCCATTTCGGCCGTCGAGGCCGCTATGGCCGCGCGCTTTTCTTTCTCGGCCTCGATGATTTCGCGGCCCCGGGCAAAGGCCGCTTCCCGGTCCTTTTCCTGTTGCCGGGCCTGCGCCCCGAAAAACCCCAGGCGGTCGAATTCCGGCGGGGTCCTCGGCGGGGACGGGGGTGGCGCACCGCCGCCGACCTTCCCGGCCGTGGCCGCGTTGCGCATGGCGTCGGCCAGCCGGTTGTATTCGTCCGTCAGAACTTCCAGGTCCATCCTTTTGAACATTAGGGCCTTGGCCCCTTCCGGGTCGAGGATGGACTCCGGGAAGATATCGGCCGTAACGGCCAGTTCGGCGTTTAGATCGTTGATCGTGGCCGCCAACTTGGCCATTTGCTCGGCCCGTGACGGGGCGAACACCCCCACGGCCGTTCCGATCTTGTCGATCACCTCGACGATCTTGGGAATCTGGTGGGTGAACCGCTCGGCCAAGTCCCCGATTTTCGGGGTCAGTTCGACCACGGCCGCCGTGACCTGCGCCCGGATCACCCGGGCCAGGGTGGTCAACTGGTCCTTCGTGCGCTCGGCATTCCGCAACAAATCGTCCTCGATGACCCGGCCGAGGGTATGGGCCTCTTGTCGCATGCTTCGCAGGCCGGACGTCCCACCCTTGACCATGACCGTCATGTCCTTACCGGCCCGGCCGAATGCCGCCGAGGCCATGGCCAGCTTGTCCGTTTGCGACCCCGCCCGGGCCATGGCGGTCAGGTACACGTCCAGGGCTTGGTCGACCGACTGCGTGGCCTGTAACTGTTGCAATAACGCCGGGTTCATCTTGTTCAACAGATAGGTCAGGGTTCCGGTCCCGGCCTGCGCCTCGCCGATAGTCTTGCCGAACTGTTTTAGTCCCTTGTCCAGGGCTTCGGTCGACACCCCCGACAGGTCGGCCACGTGGTGGAATTCCTGTAGCGTGTCGGTCGACACCCCGATGACGTCGGCGGCCTTGGCTATGGCGTCGGCCGCGTCCAGACTTTTCTTGGCCAGATAGGCGAACCCCCCGGCCGCCGCGCCGACCCCGGCCACCGCGCCGATGGCCGACCGCAGGCCGCCGAGGCCCCGCCGCATGCCGTTCAACCGGCGGCCGACGGCGTCGAAGGCCCGGCCGGTCTTGTCCTGCGCCTCGATGTCGAAGCGGACCTTTTTACGTGCTGCCACGGTTCGACTCCTCGATTTCGAAATAGGCCACCCAAAGTTCGTATTCCGACATCGTCATATCCAGCACCTCGACCAGGGGCCGCCCCCATCGGTCCGCCAGCCGCATTGCGGCGAGGATGGTGGGGGCGGCCCTCAGTTTCCCGCCAAATCCTCGCCGTTGTCGTCCAGGGGTTCCTCCCCCTCAACCTCGTGGTGGGCGTTGAGGATTCGCAGGGACAGGGGCACCACGATGTCCGGGGCGGCCTTCCGCATCAGCTTCGGCTTGTCCTCTCTCGTTAACAAAGGTTGCCCCTCGATGTCCCGGGCGAACAGAATCAGCACCTCGACGGCCGACTCGTTGTCGTCCTTCCCCCGGGTCCGGTTCAGCAACATTTGCCGGTCCTTCAGGGATATCGGGGGGACGTACACGGTCAGGCCCCATTCCGGCACCTCGATGGGCACCGGTTCCCGGTGGGAAAAATGCGCGATGATGGCGTCCAAGGGGGTTCCCATGGCCGCCCCCTACGTCACGGTCAGTTCGGACAGCGCCCCGGTGCCCTGGAACGTATACGACGCCTCGACCATCCCGTCCCGGCTGGCCTGCCGGGTGATTCCGGTGATCAGGGCCGTGCCGCTGTAATAGGTATCGGTCGAGGCCGCCCCTTCGGGGTACAGGTTCAAGGTGATGCTGGACCCGATGCTCATAGCCCCCTGGCCGCTGGAATCGGTTTCGTCCCAATGACAGTCAACCGTCCCCGACCAGTTGGTCAGGCCCACCTGGAACGTCTGCGCCGAATCGCCCAGTTCGGTGTCCTCGATGGTGTTTGCCCTTTCGTCGAAGGTGAAGCCGGTAATCTCCGCAATCGTATCGGAACCCACCTTGACCGTCCCTTCACTTCCTTTGTGATTCGCCATGTCTTGGCACTCCTAATGCTACACGTCGTTACAGTCGCCGGGTCGGGCCTATTCGGACACCTCGGCCGGCGGGTCCTCGACCGGCGGCCCCTCGGCCGCCTGCGCTTTCCTTCTTTTCGGACCGTGGTCGCGCCACCCCCGGCCCTTCATCGTCGCCGCCTGCGAAGGCAGCACCTCGACCGGTTCGCCGCCGCTCGGCGGCCACATGGTCACGGTTCCTTTGTCTGCCATTTTCTTATGCTCCCGTGGTCGGGTCCGCTTCCGGGGTCCGGTAGCTGACCGCATAGGTTAGCCGGATCAGGCCCACCGGCCGGTTGCCCGTCACGTCGTGGGCCGGGGATTCCGTCCGGGCCAGATGCATATCCTTGACCTTCCCGGACAAGAGGTTGTTTCCCAGGGCCGCCTCGACTTCCGCCGCGATGGTGTCCAGGGTCCCGACCACGCCGGACGTGGCCCGGGCGATTCCCTCGATGACCAGCTCCAGGGACCGTTCCATGGACCGGGGCCGGGTCATGTTGTCCGGCTCGGATTCTTCGTCCGGGGTATAGACCCGCAGGGCCGGCAAATCGCCGGCCTCTTGCGGCCATTCCCGCGCGTTGAACACGTTCGACCCGGTGGTGGTCAACCCGGTGACCGCCGTCACCACGGCGTCCCGGATTTGCTGCCGCATATGGTCGGCCATGTCAGTCGACCCCCTCGACCGTCCGGGTGGGCAGGCACAACGTCGGCAAGGCCTCGACCCCGAGTCGCACGTCGACGTCTACCAGGGTCAGGGTCACCGTGGGGGGCCTGCCGACGGCCGCATTGACCGCCACTTCCCGGACCGCCAGTTTATGGCCGTCGACCTCGACCCTGCCCTTGCCGGCCGCGTCCAGGTCGATCTCCACCTTGTGTTGCCCCATCACGCCGCCTCCATCACCAGCCGGGTGACTCCGGTGCCGTCCGGCTCCACCCCCCGGACCGTGTACGTGGTCCCGCTGATCACCACCGAGTCGCCGTGGCCGATTCCGGTCACGTCGTCGGTGGCCACGGTGAACACCGGCCGGGTGCTTTCCACGGGGGTCGAGGCCTCGCCGTCGAGGACCCCGACATACTCGTTATCGAATACCCCGTTGACGGTTTCGGCGCCCCCGCCGTCGATGGTCACCGAGGCCGCCACCCCGAATTCGTCGGTATCGAAAAAGGCGGCCCGGTCGGTGTCGGATTCCACCGCCATTGGACTAGGCGCCGTCCTCGGCCGGCGGGTCCTCGGCCGGCGGGTCCTCGGCCGGCGGCCCGTCGGTCAACAGGTCGGCCTGACCCTCGGCGGCCGGCGGCGGGTCCGGTTCCGGCTCCCCCTTGGCCGCCGCCTTGGCCTTTTTCTTCTCGGCCGCCGCCGCCTTTTTGGCCGCCGCCGCCTCGGCCTTTTCGGTTTTCGCCAACTGGTCCGGCGTCATCAGCATCGCCAGATTGACCTTGGACACCTCGCCGGCAATGTCGACGTCCTCGCCACACTTGAACATGGTTGTCCGTTTGACCCTGTAAACACCGTCATCCAGGTGATCGACGGACAGGGCGCGGCGGTCGGCCTGCCGGGCGTTCAGTTTCAGGATGGTGCCGGGGTTGACGGTGATCCCCATCGGGGCCACGACCGTATATCTTGCGAATTCCATTTGTCCAACTCCTATTGATTGTAAAGCCTTAAAGAACGGGGCGCCCCGTCGCCGAATCGCCCCGTCAATATCCATTTCCTCGCGCCTCGACCCTATGAAGAAAGGGTCATCAAGGCGGCCTGTTGCCAGAATCCAAACCCCACGTTCCGGGACGCATAAACCCCATAGTGGTGCTTGAACTCGTTGAATGCCAGTTCCGACCCCTCGGCAATCGCCGACATCGTCACCGGGACTTCTTCCTGCCGGATAAACGGGGCGGTCCTCGCATCGGTCCGGAAAACCGTGAACTTGGTCGTCCAGCTCAACCGGGGATTCGACACCAGCCGGAAATCGAATCCGTTGATATTGGTGATCAGGTTGGTGCGGCTGGCCGACCCGTCTACGATCACCTCGCAGTTCAACGCCGTGACCCCCGCCTTCCAGAACGTTTTCGGAACCATCACGAGAAAACTTCTCGCGTTCTCGTTCATGGGCTCCCCTTCGTTGTCGAGGAACCCCAGCATGGCCTCGACACATTCCATGATGGCCGCTTCCATTTCGGCGGCGGTCGGGGCCGTCGACAAGGTAACGGTTTTCGTCAGGTCGTTGTCCTGGGTGCCGCTGTCGCCCTCGGAATGATCGGTGTCGAAAAAGAACTGCCCGTCGTAACAGGTCGTGTCCTCGCCCGACTCGATCAGGGTCGACAGGATTTTTGCCCAGTGGGAATTGGCCCGGTCGGCCAAGTCGGCGATCCGGAGCATGATTTGATCCGTCTTGTCGCGGCGAAGGTCCTTTTCCAGGATCTCCAGGGTGGCCTCATAGTCTTTGTTGAGGATGGTGACCCCGTCATCCCGGACTCCCTTGGCCCGGCGTCCGCCGATCATTTCGCGCATTTGCGGGACCATGCCCAGCCACTTGTATTCCTCGCTCGCCTGATCCGACCCGCTGTAAAACGAAAGATCGGTGGCCCATCCGGCCGCCCCCTGGTCGAGGACGTTATAAAATTCGCCGATGATGGCCCGGGAACTCAGTGCATCCGTGCTCATATCAATGTTCTCCTTTCAGGCCGTCTCGACGCTAGGCCTCTTCGGCCCACGTCCCTTTGATGGCGCCCACGGTCCAACCGTCGGCGTGGCCGGCGGTCAAAACCACGTAGTCACCCCGGCAGGCCGTGGCCTTGGTGTTGATCAGGTCTTTGTTGTCGGTCCCAGCAACATCGGGACCCATGACCTTGTCGTTCGCGTTCGGCGACACGTTGACCGCAACGGTGCCAAAGGCCCCGATATTGACGATAGTGATGGTATCGCCCGCCGTGGCCGTCGCCGGCAGGGTGATCGTTTTCGCGTCGGCCGACACGAAAAAGACTTTACCCGTATCCTGCGCGTCCAGGGTTTTGTTGTCCGACAGCGTTTCCCGGGGTCTGTCCCCGTAGGGGTCCGCCCAGTGGGCGTCGTAATCGACGATCACCACGCCGGACGACACAAACCGGGACACGAATCCGATGAACGAATTCGACGTCGGCGTGAATACGAACGTGTCGTCGTCGCTCGCATAGACCGGCTGGCCGACGTCGGTGATCACCGCACCGGACACCGACAGTTTCACCGCGCCCCGCTTTTTCAGGGACACATTCTTGTCCCCGGCGGAACCGCTCGAATTGTCCACCTTTGCGTCGGCGAATCCGATGAAAGGATCACCTGCCGACAAAGGCCGGGCGTAGCCGCTGCCGTTGTCCCCGACGGCGGCCCCCTTGTAAACGATGTCGCTCGCGATTACCCCGCAGGCGTCCAGGTCGCCTAGCTGGAATTCGCGCTCGCTATCCGCAGAAAGTGTGGTCATTTTCTCACCTTTCCTGTGTGGTTAAAACGCGAGGCCTGCTAGGTCCGCGCCAGCCGGCGAACCTGCCCGGCTTCCTCGGCCCTCACATAGGCCAGATAACGGTCGAAATTCCCCATGAATTCCGCCCGCACGGCGGGGGACTTGTCCCAGGCCGCTTTGCACCGGTCCTCGACCGGCGCCGACGAATCCACGGGGGCATCCTCGACCGGCGGGGTGGCCGGCGGCGGGGCATTCACGGCCGTTTCATCCGCCCGCATGCCTTCCAGCACCCGGACACCGGCCTGTTTTTCCGCCGCGTTGAACTTCAACGCCGCGTCCCCGGGGCTGGTGCCGTCGGCGATGCACTCGGCCACCAGGGCGTCCTGGCCGGGGAAGGCCGCCGCCTGGATTCCCAGGATACGGTCCCGTTCGGCCGTGGCCCCCTCGGCCCGCAAGGCCTCGGCCACTTTGGGGTGATCGGCCGCGATATACCCGGCCGTGATATCCGGCAGGGCAGGGGCCGCCGCCGGCTCGGTGGTGGTGTCGTCGGTCATGATTTTACCCTCCATTTCCTCGACACGATTGCCGCCGGTGGTGGCGGCCCGCCCGCCGGACCATCCGGCGAGAATTGACTCGAATGTACCGACCCGGTCGGCCATTCCCACGGTGACGGCGTCGGCGCCGATCAACAGGGCACCGCCGCCGAAATCCTCGATCACCGTTTCAAGATTGGTCCCGCGATTCTTCGCCACGTCGGCGATGAACTCGATGGCCAAGCGGTCGACCATGGCCTGGATGTCGGCCGCGCCGTCCTCGCCGGCCGGGTCGGGCCGCTTGCGGGGCGATTGGCTGGACACGAATTCGATGGTCCGCACCCCCGCCTTTTTGTCCCGTTCCCGGGTGTCCCGGTAGGCCGCCACGACCCCGATGCTGCCGACCATGGCCGTCGAAGCGATGATGATTTCCTCGGCCGCCGAGGCCAGCCAATAGGCCCCGCTGGTCCCCATGCCACCGACATACGCCTTGACCGATACCCCCCGGTCGACCACCTGCCGGATCAGGCCGGCCAGTTCCCCGATTCCGTTGGCCTCGCCGCCCGGGCTGTCGATGTTGAGCAGGATTCCGTCGAGGCCGTCGGTTTCGGCCGCCACCGTGAAATCCTGCGCCAGCCGTTGCACCGACGTGGCCCCCGAATAGGACGTGAACAGGTTGGCATAACGAAAGATCGGACCCAGCACCGGCACCACGGCGATTCCGTCCCGGACCCACACCCGGGCGGTCCCTTCCAGCCGTGGGCCGACCTTCCCCGCCACCGACTCAGGTGCCAGGGTTTCAACGTCGTGCTCGCCGGCCTTCCACTGGTCGAGGTTGTCCAGGTTCACCTCGGCCCGGTCGGCGATTTCCAGGATTGTTTGCAGGGCAGGTTCATGAATCGCCCACCCGATGCTGGATGCAATTTGAAACGCTTGGGTCATTACGCCACGTCCTCCGTTTCATCTTCCGGCTTTTCGTCGGCCCCGCCGTCGGGGGCCGGGGCGTCGGTGCCGCTCGATGTCGCCGGGGCCAGTCCGCCGTCCCGCCGCGCCCGTTCCTCTTTGGCCCGTTGCGTGTTGTTCCGCGCCCAGTCGCCGCCCGTTTTCTCGGCCGTGATTTCGCGCGCCGTTTTCCATCCCCGATCTTCGGCCAGGGCGTCCGCTTGGTTTTCCTTGTTCGGGTCGATTTGCGCCATACCAGGGCCGACCCAGTCGGCGCCGAGGTAGGCCTTGCGGATGGCCGCCGAATTGAAGAACCCCGGGGCGGCCAGATTGCCCCGGGCGATTTCCTCGGCCAGAACTTCCTCATAGACGGGTTGACAGAATTCGGCGGCCAGCCATTGACGACGGCCCCGGTAATACTTCCACGCTTCCAGTAAGGCCGCCCGGGCCGCCGAATAACTCGCCGTAAAATGCTTGATCAGTATTTCAAACGGCAGCTCCAGGGCCACCCCGATTTGACGCAACACCGATTGCACGAACATATCGAAACTGTCATTCGGCCGGCCCGGGTTCGCCACCTCGATTTCCTCGCCGGCCGCAAGGTCGAGGATGGCACCGGGGGCCATTTTCAGGTCGGTGTCGGCCGAGGACGCACCGGTTTCGTCGGTCGGCTCCATCGGTGCGAGTCCGTCCCCCGTCGGCGTTTTCACGAACACCGAGAAGAAAGACGATATCACCGCCGCTTGCAATTCGCCGTCGGTATAGTCGCCCAGTTGCTTGAAGGCCTCGACCACCGGGGCTAGGTCCGGCATCCCTCTTGTTTGGTCCGGCCGCAGTCGCCGGTACAGGTGCAACACCAGCCGGCGGCCGGTCCCGCCGCTGTAGGCCGGGACCCTGGCCCATTCTTCCGGCTTGCTACTGCGGACCCGGTCGCCCGGGTGAAACTTCATGATGTGATAGGCCGTCGGTGACCCGTCGGCGTCCATTTCGACGCCGCCGGTCAACGTCATTTTGTCTTGCTTGTTCCCCGGGTTGCTGACCCGGTCCCCCTCGACCACCTGCAACTTGATCAGATAGGGACTCCCGGCCCGTTCCCGGAATCTCTTGATCACGAACACGTCGCCCGATTCCAGCACCGACCGGAATACGAGTGATTGCATTTCCCCGAACGTCTGCCCCCGGGTGATGTCGCACTCTCGCGACTCGGCCCACAGGCGCCACGCCCTTTCGGCCTGCCGTTCCCAGGCCTCGGCCTCGGCCTCGGTTAGCCCCAGGGCCTCGGCGTCGACCCGTGGGTGGCAGCTCAACCCCGGCCCGACGACACTGGTCACCTTCGTGTGGATAGCCCCGGCCGCGAGGGGATTGTTTCGGGTCAGGTCCCGCGCCCGTTCCCGCAGGGTCGGAAGGTCCGGCACCAGGGCCGAATCGGCCGACTGGGTCCTGGGTTTCCATTCCTGGGTCGGCCGCCGGCTGGTCGAGGCACCCCGGAACGATCCGGTCAGGGCACCGATGGCCCACCGGGACCGCATCCGCCGCGCCCCCCGCACCGGGTCGATAAATGAAATCAACCGGTCTATGGCGGTCGGTTTCACCGTCGGCAGTCGGCGCCTAAACATTGACCGGCACCCCGCCGCGCACCCGGACCCCGCCCCGGGTTAGCTTTTTCACCATGGCGTCCCAGTGTTCGATCCCGTCTCGTATCTCTTTGAGATTCGCCCGGGTCATCGACCGGCCGGCGATGGTGTAGCTTTGATTGTTCAGCACCGCCGTTTCCGCCGTCAGATAGGCCGCCAGTTGGGTTTCCGCCTGCGCCAACGTCACACCCGCCATTCTAGAGTCCTCCGCTTCGCACCCGCCGGCCCCGCCGGCCCGGGCGGGGGGTGTCCCCGGCCGAGGCCTGCGCCCCGGGCGCAAGGTTCGACAGCACCGACCACCACGGCTTGTCGTCGTTCGCCGCCTGGGGTCGCGCCCAGCTCGGCGGGTTGTTCCACTTGACCCGTTCCGGCCTCAACCGTTGCCGGGCCGCCTCGGCATACACTTCCAGGTCCCAGGCCTCGTTCCGGCCGCTCTTGATCCACTTCCCCTTGATTTTCCGCTCGGCGGTCATTTCCTCGAAATACCCCGCCGGCACCTCGGCCGGAAAATGGATGTACCCCGGCCCCGGCCGCGTTTTCCGTAGCCGGTTATCGACCACGTTTTTTATGGCATGGACTCCGATCACGTATATCGCCACGGCGTCCGGCCGACGCTTGCCCCTGTCGTCGACTTCCCAGGTCGGGTTCGGCAACATAGCGGCGGTCCGCGATGCCGCCCCCTTGACGAGCATTATTCGCCACTCTTTGACCCCCTCGACATACTGCCGACGGGCAAAGTTTCGGGCCTGTAATGCCACCCCTTCGGTGGGGGTCCCGTCGATTTCCTCGCCGGCCGCCCCGCCGGTGTCGATGGCCACCGAGGCCACCCCCAGCCGCTGGCCCGGGTCGTCGGCCATCGGATAGCTGGCCCGGATCACCCCGGCCACCATCGAGTCCCAGTGGCCGGGCACGTTCGCCGGGTCCACTTCGGACCCGTCCGGCATATGGGTGATGTCGTACCGGTCGACCAGCCACGATTCCGCCGTCTCGTTCCACCCCACTATTTTGACCGCCCACCGCCGCAACTGGACGTCTATGGCGGCGGTCAAATAACGGACGCCGTCCGGCACCGTGCCGAGTTTGTAGTTCTCCCGGCGGCGGTCCAAGGCCTCGATTTCGACCGGCAGGGCACCGGCCACCCTCGGCCGGTAGGGAAATCCGAGTGCCGTGTTCCAGGCCGTTTTCAATTTGGTTTCGTCCTGGGTGGCCTCATAGTGCCGTTCCGCCTGCACCAATTCCTCGGCCACCTGCCCGATGGTTCGGAACGGCGAGGCCAACCCGCAGAACCAATAACTGGCCGTCCTGGTCGCCGGCACCGTCCCCTTGATTTCCCCGGCGGCCGACACCGTCGACCCTTGCGGCAACCACAGCCCCCGGGCATTCATCCCGCGTTTGTCGGCCTCGGTGATATCGGCGGTCCCGCAATGGGGACAGATAAGGGTCGCCCGGTCCCGGGCATCTTCCGGCGTGGCCCCGTCGGGAATCCACAAATGCGCCATCGTCGGTTTGCGGTCGAACCCGAACCCCGGCGTCCAGTATTCGCCGCAGTCTGGGCAGGGCCAGTTCCACAGGTTTTGGTCCCCCTGGTAATACAGCACCAGGACCGGGGACACGTCGTCGGCGTCGGTGCCGGCGTCGGCCGGGTGCAACCCCGACGGGGTCGACGTGACCATGACCAGGGCGTTTTTCCCGTAGGTCGTCCCCCGCTTTTTCGCCAGTTCCACCGGGTCCCCCTCGCCGCCGATGTCGTCCGGCATGCGGTCCCGTTCATCGAGCCATTGCACCGGCACCGGCCGGCTTGCCAGTTGCCCGGCCACCGGCCACCCGGCCACGACCCGCATCCCCGACGTGAACCGTTTTTCCAGTGTCTTGTCGGCGCCCCGGCCCGCCGCCACCATGGCGGCCAGGGACGGGGCCGGCCGGATCAGCTTGTTTTCGATTCGGTCGCCGAAAAAGTCTATGGCCATTTCGCGGCTGTATTGCACGGCCAGGATGTCCCGGGGCTGGCACTCGATGGCGTGGCCGACCACGTTGAGTCCCATGTCGGTTTTCCCGAACTGCGAACACCCGACCAGCACCAGCACCTCGACCGCCCGTGACAGCGTCCGGTCCATCGGTTCCACCAGATAGGGCGTTTTGTCGTTCTTCCACGGCCCCGTGTATCCCGACGGGTTGCGCAACTGTCGATTCACCTCGGCCCATTCCGACACCGACACCCGCCGGGGCGGCCTCAATACCTCGATGGCCGTGGCCATGACTTTTTCGGCCGTCACGAATCCGGGCAGGGGGTCCCTATGCAGCTTCAGCATGGCCACCTCTTTCCGTCATCAGATCGGCGATTTCCGAGGCCACGTCGTCCAGCATTTCGTCGACCCGTTCCGCCATCCTGGCCACCACGTCGTCGGCCAGCCCTTCCTCGGCGCCGATCAGGTCCGGCATGGCCCGCAGACGGTCCCGCAGGACCGCGAACACATCGACCAGCCGGCCCTGGACCCCGTCGGCCCTGACCAGCTCCCCGCGTTCTTTCGCGATACGAATCCAATCGTATTCCGCCCGGACCACGTCGGCCCGTTGTTTCGGGGTCAGGGCCGCGCCGTCCTCCTGCATGGTGTCCGGCCCGAACCATTCCAGCCGCAACTGGACGTCTTGTTCGGCCCGGGCCTCGGCCGCCATGGTTTCCGCTTGGTCCCGGGCATCGAGCCACCCCTTGACCGCCTTCAAATCCAGCTTGTAGGCGACCCCGTGCTTGCCGGCCTCGACCACCGGACACCCTTCCTTGACCCAGGTGCGCACCGTCGGCAGGGACCTGTCGAAAAACCGGGCGGTTTCCTCAAGGGACCGGATCACTTGGGCCTCGGCCGGCGCCTCGGCCGACGGGGTCCATTCCCCGAACACCTCGACCAGGGGGCCGCCGGCAGCTCGGATTCCGTCGCACCCCGGAACCTGATCGAAGCACCGCCGCCACATGGCCAGCCGGTCCCCCAGGTCCACCGGTTCCGGCGGTCCCTCGCCGTGGAAATATTTTCGGTCGCCCTGGTACAGGTCCATACCGCAAAGGATGATCGGCCGGCACCCTAGATGACCGGCCAACCACGCCCCGGTGCCGGCCGAGAACCCCGCCGGCCAGATGCCGGTCGGCCTCACGTTCGAAACGTGGGGGTGCGGCGATATCTTCTCCCCCGGCAGGTCCCGGACGTCGTCAAACGTGTGCGGGTCGTTGAAAACGATGTAGTCGCAATCCACCAGCCGGGACGCATGGTGATTCACCCCGATCAGGACGGCGTCGGCCGGCACCAGCCGCAACTGGTCCGGCAACGACGGACCGCCGCCCAGCACCGCCGCCGGCCGCCCTTCGCATATCCCCGCCAATTCCTGGATATCCTTCACCGCTTCACGTCCTTTCCCCGGGGGCGGGGGCATTCACCACGACACACTGATTCGCGATTACTGACCCCCGCCCCCGTCCGCGCGGAATCCGTTCCGGGACTTTTACCCGATCTTGCCCGAACACCTCGACCCGGGGCCGGTCAACCACGCCATCACCGGCCCGTTCCACCCCGTCCACTTTTACCCAATCCTGCCCAATCCTGGCCAACCCTGGCCAATCCTGGCCACGGCCGCCGGCCGGCCCGGGGCCGATTCCCCGGGCCGGGTGCCGTCCAAGGCTTTCGGGGTGGGGTATAACCGCCGGCCCGGGCTTTCCGGGTGGGGACCGCTTCCCGGGCCGGCCAGGACACCCCCCGCCACCAGACAGTCGGGCGTCCGATTCAATCTTGCCGGCCCGGCCGACTCTCGACCGGCCGGGCCGTTTCGGACACCCTGCTACCACCGACGCAAAAACGTCATGGTGTCCGATTCCTGCCGGCCCGGGCGGAACCTGGGGGGCTACGACACCCGGGCCGGCCCCAACGGGCCGCCGTCTCTCCACCGGTTCGGTCGCAACCCGTGGGGCCGGTCCTCGGCAAACCGACCCCACCCGAACCGTGACCCGACGGGCCGCTGGAACTTTTTCAAAAACCAAATCAAAAACCGGAAGGTTCCTCGATCTTCGCCGCACACAAAATTTTGCGGTCGCGCGTGCCC